TGTCATCTTTCTTGACGAGTTCGCTTTCATCCCGAATCACATTGCTGATGACTTCTTTGCCTCTGTTTATCCTACTATTTCTTCTGGACAAAGCACGAAGGTAATTATCGTATCTACGCCACGCGGTATGAACCACTTCTACCGTATGTGGCATGACTCCGAGAGGGGTAAAAACGAGTATGTACCGACAGACGTTCATTGGTCAGAAGTTCCTGGTAGAGACGCTGCATGGAAGGAGCAGACGATTGCCAACACCTCAGAACAACAGTTTAAGGTTGAGTTTGAATGCGAATTCTTAGGATCTGTTAACACATTAATCAATCCATCAAAACTTAGAAATCTTGTTTATGAAGATCCTATTAAAAGGAATGCTGGTTTGGATGTTTACCAACACCCAAAAGAAGAGAATAATTATTTGATCACCGTTGATGTTGCTCGCGGATTAGGTAATGATTATTCGGCATTTATTGTTTTTGATATCACAGAGTTTCCATATAAAGTCGTAGCAAAGTATCGAAATAATGAGATCAAACCAATGCTTTTTCCGAGTATTATCCACGAAGTGGCAAGGGGATATAATGATGCTTGGTTATTAGTTGAGGTTAATGATATTGGAGACCAGGTGGCAAATATTCTCCATTTTGATTTGGAGTATGATAATGTTTTAATGTGTGCAATGAGAGGACGTGCAGGTCAAATTGTAGGATCTGGATTTAGTGGGAAAAAATCTCAACTTGGCGTCAGAATGACCGCTGCTGTTAAAAAGTTAGGTTGTTCCAACTTAAAGACATTATTGGAAGATGATAAGTTATTAACAACCGACTATGATATTATATCAGAATTAACAACATTTGCTCAACGTCATAATTCTTTTGAAGCAGAAGAAGGTTGCAATGATGACTTAGCAATGTGCCTCGTCATTTTCTCTTGGTTAGTTGCTCAGGACTATTTTAAAGAAATGACTGACAATGATGTTCGCAAAAGAATTTATGAGGAACAAAAAAATCAAATTGAACAAGATATGGCACCATTTGGATTTATATCAGATGGTTTAGATGATATGGAAGAATTTGTCGAGAGAGAAACAGGTGATCGATGGATGTTTGCAACAGAGAACAATAAAGTTCAAACACAAGAAATTTGGAATGTAGATGAATATGGCGATAGATCTTATATGTGGGAATATCGATAATGGATTTAGATGATCAAATCGAATTAGAACATATTTTATTCTTAGATAGAAAATGCAGGGTTTGTTTCCAAGTAAAGAATTTGATGGAAGACTTTTATCTGACACGTAAAGGTAGAGGATCTTTTCCCTCAGCATATTCTTATGAATGTAAGGATTGTACTAAAAAAAGAATCATTGCTAAGAGAAAAGGTAAAGTCGAAGAATGGTCATATCCCGACTGGTAAATCTGTTCATGGACAGTTTCCCCAATCAAGATAGTCTTTTTCATAAATATTTCTAGAATAATTCTGGACTTGTAGGAGAATAAAGATGCCGCTAAATTTAGCATCTCCTGGGCTTGTAGTAAGAGAGGTTGATTTAACAACAGGTAGAGTAACTCCATCATCGGATAAAGTTGGTGCAATTGTTGCTCCGTTTGAAAAAGGACCTGTTGAGGTTCCAATTTTAATCGAAAATGAAAATCAACTTCTCGAAACTTTTGGAGAACCACAAAATACTGACAAGCATTATGAAAATTGGTTAGTTTGCTCCTCATATCTTTCATATGGTGGTTCATTAAGAGTTGTAAGAGCAGATGACTCAGATTTAACTAATGCATTTGTAGGTTCAGCATCTAGTATTAGAATTAAGAGTCTTGATCATTACACCGGATTGGGATATGATGACAATACTATTACTGGAGTCACCTTTGCTGCTAAGAATCCAGGATCTTGGGCAAACGGTATTAAAGTAGCAATTATTGATGGTGAGGCAGATCAAACTCTTACTGGAATTTCGACAGCATCTCTTGCTGTTGGTTATGGGATAACTCAAACATTTTCAGCAACTCTCCCAGGAGCAGGAACAACTAATATTTTAGATGGATATCTAAAAGGAGTTATTACAGCAATAGGATCAAGTTCAATTGACGTAAAAGTTGTTTCTCAAGTTTCAAGTGGTGGAACCGAAACTTTTGTAGAGTACCAACAATCTGGAGTATATGCTTTTGGCACCTCAGCAGTTAACTTCAACGTAAATGGAAGTGGTGTTGGAATCGTAACCGCTAGAGCATTTACATCAAGAGTGGATTGGTTCGACCAACAAACTCTGGGATTAACTAGCACTTCAACAATTAATTGGAACAATATTGCACCAAGACCAGGAACTTCGGCATTTGCTGCTGCAAGAAATGCAAAGAATGATGAACTTCACGTTGTTGTCATTGATGCTTTAGGAACAGTAACTGGTAATGCAGGTACAATTTTAGAGAAGCATCTATCACTTTCAAAGGCAAAAGATGCACAGTTCTCTGTAGGTAATCCTTCTTACTGGAGAAAGTATCTAGCAAATAATTCAAGTTATGTATTTGGTGGTAGTGCTCCTGCAGGAATTGTCACAACCGGATTCACAACAGGGTTTACTTTAGCAAGTGATGTTGGGTGGGATCAAGAAGCAGATGGCGTAGTATTCTCAGCAAATGGTGCATCAACATACACATTAAACGGTGGTAAAGATTATCATGGTCTAGTTGGGTTAGCTAGTACTGGAGCTCTAAGTGCAACACTAGGAAATCTTTCTTCAGGTTATGATTTATTTGAAAATACCGATAATTATACAGTAGACTTCTTATTGATGGGTTCTGCTGCATATGATATTTCTAGCACACAAGCACTTGCGAATAAACTAATTTCTGTTGCAGAATTGAGAAAAGATGCAATTGCATTTATCTCACCATATAGATCTGCTGCAATTACTGATACATCCAGTCAGACATCAGCGACTATAAACTCAGCATCGGCAATTACAGATAATGTTATTAGTTTCTATGCACCAATAACTTCTTCTTCTTATGCAGTGTTTGATAGTGGATACAAATACATGTATGATAGATTTAGTGATACATTTAGATATGTCCCACTAAATGGAGATTTAGCAGGTCTTTGCGCTAGAAATGATATTAATAACTTCCCATGGTACTCACCAGCAGGAACAACTAGAGGTGCAATTTTAAATGCTGTAAAACTGGCATACAATCCTTCCAAATCCCAAAGAGATCGCTTGTATAGCAATAGAATTAATCCAGTAATCTTCTCACCTGGATCTGGAATTGTTCTATTTGGTGATAAAACAGGTTTGGCAAAGGCATCAGCATTCGATAGAATCAATGTTCGTCGCCTCTTTGTTTATCTGGAAAATGCAATTTCTAAAGCAGCAAAAGATCAACTGTTTGAATTTAACGATGAAATTACAAGAACAAACTTTGTAAATACAGTCGAACCTTTCCTTCGTGATGTTCAAGCAAAGAGAGGTATTTTTGATTACGTTGTTGTTTGCGATGAAACAAATAACACCGCTGCTGTAATTGACAATAATGAATTTGTCGCTGACATTTATATCAAACCAGCAAGATCAATTAACTTCATTGGTCTTACCTTCGTTGCCACCAAGACTGGTGTTGATTTTGAAGAAGTAATCGGAAACTTTTAATTAACCTAGAGGTTTAAAAACTATGGCAACCAGAAATCAAATCAATAATATTCCTTTAAGGAAGATTACCGATTTTAAAAGCAAACTAGCAGGTGGCGGTACAAGAAGCAATCTTTTTGAAGTTGAGTTAGCATTTCCAGCAGCAGTTGGTGTTGATGCTAATGTTCTAGATAAGTCTAGATTTTTAGTTAAGGCTGCAGCCCTCCCAGCTTCTAATGTAACTCCAATTGAAGTTGCATTTAGAGGAAGAACTCTAAAGTTGTCGGGAGATAGAACTTTTGAAACTTGGACAATAACTGTCATTAATGACACTGATTTTGCAATTCGTTCTGCTTTTGAAAAGTGGAGCAACTATATGAATCGTCTATCGGATAACACTGGTACGACCGATCCTGCACTTTATCAAGCAGATGCATTTGTTTACCAATTAAATCGTGATGGTAGTATTTTGAGAGCGTATCATTTTTATGATACATTCCCAACCAGCATTGGCAGTATCAACCTTTCTTACGAAACTGATTCTATCCAAGAATTCACTGTTGAAATGCAGGTTCACTGGTGGGAAGCAATTAAAGGAACTTCTGCTGCAGCTGGCGGCGAAGATATCAACTAAATAGTACATAATAACAAGTTAAGTTTATAAAATGGCGAAACTCTTTGGTTTTTCGATTGAGGATAAGGAAGAAAAATCTAAATCTATAATATCCCCCGTTCCACCAACAGATGAGGACGGGGTTGATTATTTTATTCAATCCGGATTTTATGGTCAATATGTAGACATTGAAGGTGTCTATAGGACCGAATTTGATTTAATGCGTCGTTATCGTGAAATGGCTCTCCATCCAGAATGCGATGCTGCAATTGAAGATGTTGTTAATGAGGCAATTGTTAGCGATCTTTATGATTCACCAGTAGAAATTGAATTATCAAACTTAAACGCTAGTGAAAAACTAAAACAAATAATTCGTAATGAATTTAAATCCATTAAAGAGATGATGGATTTTGATAGAAAATGTCATGAGATTTTTAGAAACTGGTATGTGGATGGTAGACTTTATTACCTAAAAGTTATTGATATTAAAAATCCACAAGAAGGGATCAAAGAACTAAGATATATTGATCCTATGAAAATGAAACATGTTCGTCAAGAACAAAAAACTAATGGAAAAAACGGAGATCCAATATCAAGTAGATTAACCGCAAATGCAAATCTAACAAATTCTGAATTAAGCTATTCAGATATTGAGGAATATTTTATTTACACTCCGATGCCAAACTATCCTATGGGATCTATGTCTGGCGCATCAAAAGGAGCTCTTAAAATTGCAAAAGACTCTATTACATATTGCACATCTGGTTTAGTAGATAGAAACAAGGGTACTGTACTTTCATATCTCCACAAAGCAATCAAGGCTCTCAATCAACTTAGAATGATTGAGGATTCTCTGGTAATTTATAGATTATCTCGTGCCCCAGAAAGAAGAATTTTTTATATTGACGTTGGAAATCTTCCTAAGGTAAAGGCGGAGCAATATCTTAAGGAAGTTATGTCTCGTTATAGAAATAAACTAGTTTATGATGCAAATACTGGTGAAATTCGTGATGACCGTAAATATATGGCAATGCTGGAAGACTTTTGGCTTCCACGCCGCGAAGGTGGTAGAGGAACTGAGATTACTACACTTCCTGGTGGTCAAAATCTTGGAGAACTTTCAGATATTGAATATTTCCAGAAAAAACTTTATAGGGCATTAGGAGTTCCAGAATCTAGAATTGCTGGTGGTGGTGATGGATTTAATCTTGGTCGCTCATCAGAAATTTTAAGAGATGAACTTAAATTTTCCAAGTTTGTTGGACGTTTGAGGAAGCGTTTTTCCCAAATGTTTAACGATATTCTTCGCACTCAACTTCTTCTAAAGAATGTTGTTTCTCCAGAAGATTGGGAAAGAATGGAAGATCATATTCAATATGATTTCCTTTATGATAATCATTTTGCAGAATTAAAAGAAGCGGAATTAATTACAAATCGCGTAAGTTTAATGACGCAAATAGAGCCTTATATTGGAAAATACTATTCTGCGGAGTATGTTCGTAAGAAAATTCTTAGACAAACTGATTCGGAAATTATTGAAATTGATGAGCAGATTGAACAAGAAATTTCAAAAGGAATTCTTCCAGATCCAAATGCTCCGGTAGATGAAATGGGTAATCCACTTCCACCAGATGCGACTTTGGGCGCATCTCAACCTGCTTTGGGTGAAGTTCCAACTGAACAACCTGCACCTGATGTACCAGAAATTCCAGCAGAACCCAAAGGTGGTAAAATATAAATAGTCTTATAAATATAAACTAATTTTATGGAAGAACTTATCGATTTGATTGCGACTAATGGATCTCCTTCGGAGGTATCCGACAAGATTAAAGATTTATTATATGTTAAAGCTGCTGAGCGAGTAGATTCTATTCGTCCAGAAATTGCTGAATTAATGTTCTCGGATGAAGACCAACTAGGAGATGATGAATAATGGCAATTAAAGTAGTACAAAATGTAAATAGGATTTCTCCAACTGCTGGTGTTGCAGCAACTAGCAATCCTATTGCATTAAAAGCAGGATACATTAGAGTATCTACTGGTTTAACAGCAGTTTATGTTGAAACTGGTGGCGATCCAGTTGCTACAACAAATTCTTTTTATATTCCGCCATATGGAACTGAAGTATTAAAAGAAAGAATTGCTAAGCAAAAAATTTCTGGAATTACTACAGGAACAACAACGGTAATTACATTTGAAAATAATGCCGGCAATCCATTTTTGGTTGGAGATTATGTGACGATTGAGAATGCCGCACCATCCGGAATTAATACCGTCCATAGATTAGTGACGGGGGCAACAGATTCAACTCTTACAATTTCTTCAAATACTTCAGCAATTGTTGGTGTAATTACAACAACTAATGCAATAGTATCTAGAAGTGTGAAAGTTTCTGCGTTGGGAGAAGCACCAACCAATGTTAGTATAACAGAAGTCGTCCAACTAGTATCAGAATAAAATGAAACTCATCACAGAAGAAGTCTCACAAGTAGAATTTATTACCGAAGAAAAGAACGGTAAAAAAACTATGTACATTGAGGGTATCTTCCTTCAAGGTGATATTTGCAATCGTAATGGAAGAATGTACCCAATGGCAACACTTTCACGTGAAGTAAGTCGCTATAACGAAACTTTTGTTCAGAAAGGTCGTGCTTTAGGTGAACTTGGTCATCCAGATGGTCCAACTGTAAATCTAGATCGTGTTTCTCATAAGATTGTTTCTCTTGAACAAGATGGAACAAACTTTAAAGGTAAAGCACAACTTCTTGAAACTCCAATGGGCAAAATTGCCAAGTCTTTATTAGAGTCTGGAGTTTGTCTTGGTGTTTCTTCTCGTGGTGTTGGATCACTTAAAATGACCAATGAGGGTCATAAAATTGTCGGTGAAGATTTTATGCTTGCAACTGCGGCAGATATCGTTGCCGATCCTTCCGCTCCTGATGCCTTTGTTCAGGGAATTATGGAAGGTAAAGAATGGGTTTGGGATGGCGGAATTCTTCGTGAAAAACTTGCCGAATCAACAAAGCGTAAAATTAATACATTAGTTGATGAAAGAAGACTTCAGGAACATAAAGTTCAACTATTCCAAGAATTTCTTTCAAATCTTTAATTTATAAATAAATATAGATTATATACAAATATCTAAACAAATGTCCGTTGGTAGAAATTTACAAGAAATGGAAAACGTAGTAACCAAAGGGGCTGCACCTGCCGAACCAATGCACAAATTAGACGGGGCTACACCCGGTCAAACTGGTGGTTGGGAAGATCTAGGTGGTCCTACTCCAGACAATTATCGTCCAGATGACGAGTCTGCACATCTTAAAACTCCTGGAGCAACTCTTGCACAGGTTAAAAATGTAGTTAATGCTAAGGCAGCGGCTGCAGAACCAATGCATGTTGCAAAAGAGGAAGTTGAAGAAGATGAAGATCTTGTAGAAGACGAAGATACTGAAGAATCTGCTGAAGAACCTGAAGAGGTTGTTGCAGAAGAGGACAGTGAAGAAGTTGTAGAAGAAGAATTTGATATTGAAGAAGATGTAAATGCTCTTCTTGAAGGTGAGGAGCTTTCTGAAGAATTTCAAGAGAAAGCACGCACTATTTTCGAAACAGCAATTAAGACTAAAGTTGCTGAAATTAAAGAATCGCTTCAGAATTCTTACGAGCAAGCACTTGTAGAAGAAATTGAAGCAATCAAGGAAAGCCTCACCGATAGAGTTGATGCTTACCTAGAATATGTTGCCGATGAGTGGGTTTCCGAAAATGCACTCGCTGTTGAGCATGGTCTTAAGACCGAAATGTCCGAGTCATTCCTTGCAGGAATGAAGCAACTTTTTGAAGATCATTATGTAACAATCCCTGAAGATAAATATGATGTCATCGAGAGCATGGTAGATAAACTTGATGAAATGGAAGAAAAACTCAACGAGCAAATTCAAAGAAATGTTGCTCTCAATAGAAGATTAGCAGAGTCGGTTGCTGATGTAATTTTTGCAGAAGTTACTGAGGGTCTTGCACTTTCTCAGAAGGACAAACTCGCTTCTCTTGCTGAAAATGTTGAGTTTGATAGTGAAGAGAGCTATCGTGAGAAACTAGTAACTCTGAGGGAATCATATTTCCCAACCAGAAGTGCTGGTACTCAAAGAAACGCTAGTGAAAATCTGTCTGAAGAAACTGATATGAATATTCAATCAGTTAGCGGCACAATGGGTGCATATCTTCAGACTCTCCAAAGAGTTTCTAAAAAGTGATTTTTTAATCATACCCAATCAAACTTAAATTTCCAAAGAGGTAAAATCAAATGCAAGGATTCAATGCAGAATCACTGCAGGAGAAGTGGGCACCGCTCCTAGATTACGAAGGTCTTGATCCTTTGAAAGATTCACATCGCAGAGCCGTAACCGCAATCCTGCTCGAAAACCAAGAGAGAGCAATCCGCGAAGAGCGTGAGTTCCTCTATGAGTCACCAACTAATAGCACTGCTTCTGGCACCTATGCAGGTCTTGGTGGTCAAACCACCGGTGCTATGCAAGGTTTCGATCCCGTACTGATCTCACTGATCCGTCGTTCGATGCCTAACCTGATCGCCTATGATCTCTGTGGCGTTCAACCAATGAATGGTCCTACTGGACTTATCTTCGCAATGCGCTCCCGCTATAAGACTCAGAGTGGCGCTGAGACCTTCTACAACGAAGTTGATTCAGCATTCTCTGGTCAGGACAGTGGATTCAACGAAACCAACGGTTGGACCGATGGTACTGTTGGTATGGGTACTACTACCCAAAGAGGATCCAATCCTTCAATTCTTGATCCTACAGATCAGTCAAACAACGCAGGAAACGGTGCTAACACCTATAACGTAGGTCAAGGTCTGAGAACTGATAGTGCAGAATCACTCGGTGAGTCTGATCAGTTCAACCAGATGGCATTCTCGATCGAGAAAGTCACTGTAACTGCAAAGTCACGCGCCCTCAAGGCTGAGTACTCACTTGAGCTTGCTCAGGACCTCAAGGCAATCCACGGTCTGAATGCTGAGGCTGAACTCGCAAACATTCTCTCAACTGAGATTCTTGCTGAGATCAACCGCGAAGTTATCAGAACCATCTACAAGATTGCTAAGCCTGGTGCTCAAGTAAATACCGCTACCGCTGGTACTTTTGACCTCGACGTTGACTCCAACGGTCGTTGGTCGGTTGAGAAGTTCAAGGGTCTGATCTTCCAAATCGAGCGCGACGCAAACGCAATTGCACAGCAAACTCGTAGAGGAAAGGGCAACACTATCCTTTGCTCTGCTGACGTTGCTTCGGCACTTGCAATGGCTGGTGTTCTCGATTACACCCCTGCACTCAACGCTAACCTGAACGTTGATGACACTGGCAACACCTTCGCTGGTGTTCTCCAAGGTAAGTATCGCGTATACATCGACCCATATTCGGCAAACGTATCTGCTAACCAGTTCTACGTTGTCGGTTATAAGGGTTCTAGCCCATATGACGCTGGTCTGTTCTATTGCCCATATGTACCTCTCCAGATGGTACGTGCCGTTGGCGAGAACACCTTCCAGCCTAAGATCGGCTTTAAGACCCGTTATGGAATGGTTGCAAACCCATTCGCTGAGGGTCTTACCGCTGGTGCTGGTGCTCTGACCACCAATGCTAACACCTACTACAGAAGAGTTAAGGTTGCTAACCTGATGTGATCTAATTCACAACTCAATCAAGAGGGTCGAAAGACCCTCTTTTTTTATCTAAATACAAATAAAAGACCATGGCAACTGCTTTTGACAAGCAATTAGGAAATAGAAATTTTCTTTCACCAGTTGGATTTAAATTTACACTATCTAAGGAACCGAAAGTCGCTTTTTATTGCAATTCTGCAAGAATACCAGAAATTACCCTTTCAGTTTTGCAACAGCCAACCTATCTAAAAGATATTGATGTTCCTGGTAATAAACTTCAATATGGCGATTTATCTCTAAGATTTTTAGTGGATGAAAATTTAGAAAATTATATGGCAATTCATAATTGGTTAACTTCATTGGGATCATCAGAAACTCTTGAGGATTATAGAGATTTGATAACACCCAGTAATGATGTTAATCTACCTTTAGATAGTAAACAAGCATTTAGTGATGGAAGCCTTTACATTTTAAACAGTAGTTATAATACCACCGCTATAGTAAAATTTAAAGACTTATTTCCCGTCTCACTTTCTTCCCTTGAATTTGATTCAACACAAACTGATGTTCAATACTTTACATCAGAGGTAAGTTTCAAGTATACTATCTACAATATCCTAGACACAAACAATAATCCTCTATGAATCTTGATGAAATCCAGGAAATGTGGCAGAGAGATTCTGTCATAGATCCTGATAATTTACATGATGAATCTTTAAAAATTCCTCAACTACACGCCAAGTATTATACCATTTATAATACGATTACTTTGTTGCGAGAAAAGGCAAGGGAAACATACAACAGAGTCAAACTTGAACGCCACAATTACTACACTGGAAAGGCACCTATAGAGGTTTACGAAGAAGAACCGTTTCCATATAAAGTTCGGGACAAAGAGGCATTACAGAGGCATATGGATGGGGATGAGAAGTTAAGTAAGATAGAACTGAAGATACGATATTACGATATTATGTTAAAGTTCTTGGAAGAAGTTATTAAGACTATTTCTAATCGAACTTTTCAAATCAAAAATGCAATAGAGTGGCATAGGTTCCAAGCGGGGTTCAATTGACCCCCTTTTTTATGTCAATAAATATTTTTGTATTGATATGAACGTATGTCACACTTGGTTATATCGAAAAAGAATGAGGTATATCTTCAGGTAAAAGCAGAACCGCACGTCTATTATGAACTTGCAGATCAGTTCACGTTTGATGTGCCAGGTGCTAAATTTATGCCCCAGTTCCGCAACAGACACTGGGATGGAAAAATACGTCTATTCAATACACAGACTGGTGAGATTTATGTTGGTCTTCTTGATAAGGTAACTCGTTTTTGTGAGAATCACGATTACACTTAT